CAACAGACTGTTTGTCTATAGAGGCAATCGTTGGGCCAGACTCTATGACAATGTGTTCCCTGACAGGAAGGATGTCGTGGCACGCTCTGTCAATGCTGGTGCATTCATCAACAACGAGTCCAAGGATACCAACCTTGACGGACAGAACTTTGAATCTAGACAACCAATCAGTGGTGTGGTAAAACCAAGGACGGATTTCTGACATGCAGTATTTCTACGACAGGCAGATACGCCGCTATCTACAACAGTTCATGAGATTTTTTGCCGGCTTCAGCGTGAAGATGGGCAAGGACGAAAACGGTTTAGACATCTACCATCGCGTTCCTGTTCGCTATGGCGACATCAACAGGATGGCTGCACACGTGCTCAAAAACAACAGTGACAACGTCATGAACACGGTGCCTTTCATTGCTGTGTATATCACGGAATTACTGCCCAATCCAGAGCGCAGATTGAATCCCACACACATAGAAAAGGTACAGGTGTTCGAAAAAGCATACGACGAAGCCACAGGCAATTATCTGGACCAGATGGGACAAACTTATACCATCAAGCGACACATGCCAGTTCCGTATGATCTCAACGTGCAGGTAGATATCTGGACATCTAATACTGAGCAAAAATTGCAGCTGATGGAACAGATACTGGTGCTTTTCAATCCCAGCCTAGACCTACGCAACAATGACAATGTGTTTGACTGGAGCCGATTGAACTTTGTAGAGCTGATCAATACAGTATGGAGTGTTCGACAGGTACCAACAGGTACAGACGATGTTCTAGACATAGCTAGTTTGGTCTTCAACATGCCCATCTACATCAATCCTCCTGCACTGGTACAAAGACAGCAGCTGATCTACAACATCATCAATACCATACGTGCCGGTGAACAAGACGAGCTAGAACAACTGTTAGATGACACATTCATCAGCGACGTGCAGTCAAAATGGCAGAGTGTTACAGATCCCGAGCGTGCTATTAGATTGCAGAACGGCGAGTTGCAGTTGTTGACCAGAGATCTTAAAACCACTGTTGACGGTGATCTGTTGACTTGGAGCGATTTCTTGCAGTCGTTTGGTGGATTGCGCACAGGTGTCAGCCAGATACGTGTGAATCGACAAGCTCGACCAGGTGTATGGGGCGGAGAATACATAGGTGTGCTGTCAGAGCATCCTACAGATCCCAACAAACTGCTGATAGACATCGACGAAGACAGCCTTCCTACAAATACAAAGAATCCCGTTGACGGTGTAATCAATCCAACCAAGATAGCACCTGGCTTAGGCCTGCCACCGGCGGCCGCAGGGCAGAGATACATAGTAGTAGTGTCTCCTACAGATATTGTTGAGTGGGGAGGTCTTGATGCTGAAGCCGAGGACATCATTGAATTCAATGGTACCAATTGGGTTGTCAGCTTTGATGCCAGTGCAACGACCACCACGGAATATGTGTTGAACACAGCAAGCGGGCACCAGCTGGCTTTCATGGACGGACAATGGATACTGAGTTACGAGGGAATATATCAACCGGGATACTGGCGCCTGCTGGTGTAACACGTGCTGCCGGTGGACTGATCTATGCGTGTGACACGCATCGATACTGCTGGCAGTTGCGCAGCACAGAGGAAAAGTGGAGCGGCACTTGGGGCTTGTGGGGAGGGCGCAGTAATCCTGGAGAGTCACCTCGAGATACATTGATCAGAGAATTAGAAGAAGAAACAGGTATCACTGCCTGGCGCAAGATAGTTCCTTTGCATAGATACGTCAGCAAAGATCAAAAATTCATCTACGACACTTTCTGCTTGGTAGTAGATCACGAATTCCTTCCGCAGTTGAATTCTGAAAGCGATGGCTATTGTTGGTTGCCACTGGGCATAAACCCTCGTCCACTACATCACAAAAGCAAAGGACTCATACAGTCCAGCAGCTTTGTCAGCAAGTTGGTCAATCTAGAGAAATGGTTAGAACAGCATGGAAACACATGAAGCTGTCATAATACCGTTTCCCAAAAGACAAAAAAGACTCTTGGTCAGACGCGGTGCTGATCTGTATCATGCATGGGACAAACGCTTGATCAACCCCATGCTGAAAAAGAACTACAAGGACAACATCAGTTGGTTAGAGCGTTGGTATCTAGAAGCTCGTCATCTGGCCAACAACGATCAATGGGAGCATCCCATCGTCAAAGCAGTGAGAGAAGACTATCAGTTTAATCGTGTGCTGCGTTGGTGCTGTCTTGAAGATATCAAGCTGATGCAAGCCTTGGCTGAAGATCCTGTTTACAGAGAAAGCTCTGTATCTCAGCGTAGACGCTTGATCATCTGGCACAACAAGTTTGCTGCACTCATACTAAATCAGGAAACAGACAATCTTTTATAAAGCGGTTGACTGTGGCTTCGTCAAAGCCTAGGCTCTGCATCACACGAGGAGTGTGGGGATTCTGCCGCTGATTCTGGCAGTAGTGATTTTGTGCATCCAGTATGGCTTGCGGATCATCTTTGTAAAACTCTCGACCCACATGATCTAGATACCATGGCAGCGTGGTGCGAACCATGTCCAATATCTGCTCGACTTCTGCATCATCCTGCACATTGCCGGCTGCGATCATTCCTGGACTGAATATGCGGCGTGCCCAGTCTGGTAGATCTCTTTCTTTTCGCCATTGATACTTCTTGACATGCTCCTGGAACCACAACATCATATGGTGTTGATCGTTGACACTGGCGCTGAAATCATGGAAGCATCCAGTGATCTTCTTGGCCCCACATATAATGTCAAATCCAAAGATAGGACTGCTATCGCTAATGTGAGGCATGACAGTGACATGCAGCATGTATAAGCCTTTTGATTCTCTGGCGTCAACTGCGTCAAGATGTGCCCTACGGAAAGTGTTACTGGTCCACACATGATTGGGCCAAGGAAAGTCATGACCTTCGTCTACTGGAGAACCCACACGATTCAACATGCCTTCAAGATCCGATTGCAAGGCCAACATAGTATCCCAGATCTTGCTCATCGCATTATCTCCTCCATGACCGCCATAGTCAATTCAAATGCACGGTTGGCTTCATCTGACAATGACTCGTCTACATGATCTCTGATGACAGACTCGATGGCTTCCTTGTCTGCGTAGTCCACATGAGCCATTGGCAGTTGTACCATGCGTCTTAACATTTGTCCTCCGCGTAGATCACCAAGATAGTGCACATACACATGTGCCCAGGCCTGCCGATCATCAAGATTCTTTATATGTTCGTTGTATGCTTGTGAAGATTGCAATTCTCTAGGACTGACACCTGTTTCCAGTATGTCGCCATCAAATTGATGCACACGATCAAATTCTGGATGCGACTGTTTCAATTCCAGCTTGCGATCCAGGATGACCAACAGATCACGTTTCCATACTAGATAGTCTGCCCATTGTTGGGAAGACAGTTGATTTTTCATCATGGCCGCAACGAATGCGGTGCGTTCGGCACGGCGATGGTTTTCTTGGGTGAGTTCTTTTAGTGTAGGCATAACAGATAATTATGCCTACACGGGTTAGGCCTGTGTTTCAGACCAACGTAGAACGATGTTTGCGGTAGATGTACCTGATGTGGTTCTGATGTTGATGGCTAACACGTCTGGGCCGTTTGGAAATGCTCCTCGTCCGCCAATTGTGGTAGCAGTCAGTTCTTTCAGCTTGGTTAGGTCCAGCACCTTGGTGTCTGAACCAGCTGCAACAAACGAAAATACCTGCTCGCCTGGTGTTGCAAAAGAACCAGTAGCCCATGTAACCGTGGTCGAAATCTGCGCCAGGCTAGGCTGTCCGCCTTGTGCCAACGGAGTCAAAGGGAACCATGTGGCCGATGCTGGGTTGGTAGGATAGTTCTGCGGATTCAGCACTCCTTCAATCACCAGTGGCTGTGAGCTACCACCTGTAACTTCGATGGCTTCTAGCAGCAGCTGAGATCTGTTGAGTAGATCTCTAGAACCAAGATCTCCAACGATAGCATTGCTCACGCTGGGTGCTAATCGTATGAGGAAGGCCGTTTGGTTCGTGGTATTGGTTGAAAAGTTCAATCGCTGATAGTTGAAGATGTAACCACGATCTGAGTCAAACTTTCCGTCCATGATCACTGCAGAACCCCAGTGACTCAGCGTCGGGCTACATGTGATGGTCATCAATAGTATGCCGGCGCCTGCTGTGTGTATGGTCGCTGCGCCTGCTGTGAAACTGCGCACAGAGCCGCCTGCAAAGAACGTGTGCGTTGCTGCACGTGTTAATCCTGTCAGCGTGTTTCCTGACTTGCCCGAATAGCTGATCAATTCGTTGTCAATGTAAACCATACCACTGTTGGGATATCGCGAAGCATCCACCATGGTCAGGGTAGTGTCTGTTGGTGATATAGAAGTGGCCAAACGTCCTACATAGCCTTCGTTGGTCACGGTGTATCTAGCTGGTAGGTTACCTGACCTCATGTATGCTTCGTCGTTGACGTTGTTGTTCTTGACGCGATGCGCTGTGACAAAGTTACCGTCTGGGCCTCTCAGCATGAAATCAACGAAACCAGCACCGTACCAGGTATATTGTATGCCCATCATCTGCATCTTGCTTAGATCAAGATTAAACCCAGATGGTCCATTTCCGTCCAGCGTATCTCTATTGAATTGAGATCTTGGTACACGGAAGTCTCTTACCACACAAGCACGCACACCTGTCACACTGGTAACTCCTCGATAGTCTGGTGCCACTGTCATTGATGTTTGGCTGGTGATAGATGTGATAGTATGGGTCATTCCACGCATAACCACATCGTCACCTACTTTGAGCTGATCCTGGAATCGTGTGTTGGTACCAGTTACTACGTTTGAGTCAGCAGTTAGGTTCAACAATCCGGCCAACTGTGTGGTTGAATTGCGTATGACGGCATAAAGTTCTTGTCCGTCATGTTCCCAGAACAACCCGTTCTGCTCATCAAAGATGCCGATCCTGGTAGAAGATCCATGCCACCCTGTAACATATACTTTAGGAGATATTTCTAGTGTGGCAGTGGTACTTTCTAGAGTGGTACTGGCTGTAACAGTGAATCCTGTGTCGGAAACGATGCCGCTGACAAGATATGTTCCGTTATAGCCTGATGTAGTAATACCAGCCAATCTTACCTGTGCACCAATCTGAAGCCCGTGGTCAACACCGTCGGTTTCTATAGTAATCGTAGAGCCTGGAGCAGTACCAGTAGCAACTGCGCTCTGTATATCGTAGTTGGGTCTCAGCAGGGTACCTGTGGTAAACAACAATCCCTTACCAGACTGATAGCGGAAATACTTCTTGGAAGAACGTATGGCCTGCATACCATAGCTGGCGCCGCCTGCAGAAATCAACACACCACCATCATATGGTCTATGTATGAAGAAAGAATCTGGTCGCACATACAAGTTGGCTGTCAGCGTCACACCTGTGCTGACCTGTCCGCGTGCAACATAAGTGAAGGTAGTTGAGCCAGTAACAGCTTGAGCATAGAATGGACCTTCGGCATTTTCGTGCCCAACGCCAGCAGATGTAACGTCAACAACGATAGGACTTCCTGGTGGCAATCCGTGGACGTTGGTAGTAGTAACC